GGAACATGTCCGACTTGATGTCGATGTCTGACTTCATAGCTTCCAGCTGTTAATGACCTTGATAGCTTCCTCCTTGGCGCGGGTGAGCCTCTGCTCGACGACTGACGACGCCCATATCCTTGTCGATTCCAAGACGTCCTTCCCGTTCACGGCTTCCACATACGCCGCATAGTCCATAGCTGCCACTACAACCAGCGCGAATACATTCGAGTATTCCTGTGCCAGCTCCTGTACCATCCTGAGACCCTCGCTGCGTCCCTTGCTTCCTCCCATGACCGTCGGGAATGAGGACTGCATGTACTTCAGCCCGTGGTCATATACGGAATAGCCTATCGAACTCCTGAGGTTCCCCGTGTGGTCGATCCAGCTCTCCGTCTGCCCCCTGTCCCTTATCCTTGCTACACACTCTTCACCGAGTTTCGTCAATGCCCTGAGCATATAATCCTGTATCAGCCTTGCGGCTTTTCTCAGGAACTCGTCAATATCCTTTCCGGATGTCTGACACTTGATGCCCATCACGCCTTGATGATGTAGGTGTTCTGGTGCCTCGCACAGCCTTTTACCGTCAGCGTGAATATCTCCCCATACGGATTGGTGAGACGTATCTTCTCGCCACAGCTGAACTCTCGGCATTTTGGATCGTGGATGTGAATGGAGAAAGAGAACGTGTCCATATGACCGTCTGGGAGCGTTATCCTGGTCGGTCCTGATGCAGGTGCGGCATTGACCTTTCCGAAGGGCATCCATACCTCGTCACCGGGCTGATAATCCCCGTTGTCGTCGTAGTAGCCCTCTGATGTACCCTGCTGATACTCGAGCCAGTATGCCTCGAAGTCTAAAATCCCCATCCTGCTATCTCCAGTTCTCTATGCTGACCGTCGGAGACAGCGGGTCTTCTTTCTCCTCCTCGCCGATCTCCTTGTACAGGTCGTTCGCCATTCTCAGAATCGTCTTTCTCTGGGCATCGGTGAGCGACCCCACCGACATTCCCGCCTCGGAGAAATTTACTGCCTGTAAGAGAGAGTAAAGACAGTCAGCCAAGGCTCCCTTGTACTCGTCCGTCCCCGAGAGCTCCTTCGTGTATGGAACGCTACCGCTCTCCTCGGAACCGAAACGCCTTACGACGATGTTCTCTATCTTGCCCAGAGGCACGGGATAGATGGTCTCGTCTTTGAGTGCCTGGATGACTGTCTTCATAGTTGTCTATATCGCTTAGTTCACGATAGCGCCCTGTACGGCCACCTTCAGCTTGGCGGTCTCCTCGTCATTCAGCTTGTTGACAGCCTTGATGACCTGAGCGTCGCTTGCATTGGCCTTTATGCCAGCACCGAACTTGTTCAGCTCCGTGATGAAGGTAGACTTGACGTACTTGTTACCCCAGACGGTGATGTACTGGTCGGTAGTGTCTGCAGCCTCGGCATTCTCATCAACCTCCTGCACCTTAGTGACATCGAGCTGGTATACCTGGTCGGCATTCTCGATAACTGGCAGCGAGTAAGCCTGACCTGTGGTAGCCTCGAGCAGCGGGTCTGTCTTCGAGAACTTGGCGATGAGCTTGTAGGTGTCGATGGTCGTGTACTGAACACCTGGAACGGGATTGGTCTGCTCAGCCAGACGGCCGTAAACCAATGCACCGATCATGGCGTTACATACACCGATGACCATATTGGCATTCCAGGGCTTCACGCTTGTGCGTACACCGTTCTTCTCCTTCACTACCGAGCGGTCGATGACGCGGATGGTAGCGCCTGTCTCCTCAGTGAAAGCCTCGTTGAAACGGTTGGCCGTAGGAGAAGAGAGGTTGCTGATGCTCGTATAGACCTGTCCGTTGTAGTTGGCAACGAGAACCTTCGCACTGTCTGTCTTGCGCAGCTTGTCGTATGTTGACTTGGCCATCCAGAACTCGATGATGGTGTCGCCATGCTCATCGGCCTTCTCCTTCATGTACTTCAGGTCGTCGACGGTAAGTCCCTTGTCAGCTTCCTGAATGCCGAACTTGTTCTTGTCGAGATAGCCGAAGTTGATGCGGAGCAGTGCGTCAGGGTTATCCTCATCCTTCACGGCAACATAGCCGTTTGAAAGACCGAAGAGGAACGCATACTCGTTCTGTTCGTCAATACCTGTTGCGCAGAAGATGGGGTCCTGCGCAAGGCGACGGCGGATCTCCTGGGTCATACCGCCCTGTGCGTCCATTGCATTCAGCTGGTTGATGTCGCTCTCCTTGAGGAAGCGCTTGATACCGATCTTAGGCAGCTTACCGCCAGCCTGACCGATGGTGTCGCGTGCCTTTACAGGCAGCGGAGAGTCTACGGCCACGAAGTCTGCGGCTACATAGGTGAGGTTCACTGTGTCGGCCTCCCACTTGTTGTCAGGTGAGAATACTCGACGGAGGATATTGGTATCCTTGTGCAGGTAAGTCAGCTGGTTGCCTCGCTTACCGTTGATTTTCTCGATCAGGGTCTTCAAGACCGGCATGAACGAGAGCACGTACTGAAGAAATAATGTCTGATTCATAATGTCTCAAAGTTTAATCGTGGTCAAAACGGATAGTTGGAACAGCAGCCTTGAAAGCGGCGGCAATGGTAGAGAAGTCGTATGGCAGGGCCTTGTCGTTGACCTCACCGTCAGTGATGATTCCTACGAGAGAGCCTTCCTTTGCCCACTCGCAGCTGTGTACGGCCAGACCTACATAGGTATGGTTGGCAGGCAGTGTGCCGTAGGAGTTGCCCTCGGCATTCAGAGGCATCGGCTTGAATGTGTCGTTGGCGTTCTTGATGATGACGTGGCCACACTTCAGAACCTCTGGGGTGAAGCCTGTCATATCGAGCACCTTACCACCCTTGATGCCGTCGCCATAATGGCGGATAATGATGGAGTCGGGACCGGAGATGATCTCCTTGTTGTACCCAATTTCAATTGCACCCATAGTGATTTGCGTTTGGATTAAGTGTTACATAGTTGCGGCCAGCTCTTCCAACTCCGCCTCGTTCATCGGCTTTACCTGTGCAGGCTGCTGTGCCTGCTTGCTGTTCGGGTCAACCTTCGGTGCACCGAACTTCTGCAAGCCTTCGTTTGCGCGCTCTTGGTTCAGCTGCTCCAGATCCTCCTTCAGGTCAGAGACGAAACTATCGAAGTCCTCGTCCGTATTGAACGTCATCTTCTCATAGTTCTTGAGTGTGCGCTTTCCGAAGGTTCCCGTGTCTTTTAACAGCTCGTCCAAAACGACGCGACGCTGCGTATTGACATCCTTTGCCTTGATTCCCTTCACCTCTGCCTGCAGCGTCTCGATAAGCTGCTGCTGATGTTGCATCTGCTTGGTCTGGGACTCAATGAGAGCCTTTGCCCACTCAGGGGTCTCATCATCCTTCTTGGGGGTCTTGCTACCGGGTTCATCCTTGGGCTTGTCCTTGGGCTTGTCCTTCGGCTCGTCCTTCGGTTCATCCTTGGGCTCGTCCTTGGGCTCGTCTTTCGGCTCATCCTTCGGTTTCTCGTTAGCCTTTTCCTGCTTCTTGCGGAACTCCTCAATACCCTGGTTCGTCAACCGCTGAGCAAGTTTGAGAGAGGGAATAACCGCGTCGACCGCTGGTTTGATCTTTGCGTTTACATCCTCGTCTGAGGCATCATCTTCGACTTCTTCAAGGTTATCGGCGATGTCTGCAGCGATACCCTCTAAGACTTCCTTTTTGAACCCCAACGCCTTCACTTTGGGTTTCAGGTACTCCAGTACCTTGGTCATTTCAATTTTCATCGTGTAATATTGATTATATTGTGAAACAATCTACTCAAAATTCCCA